CCCACCTACACAGAAGAAAGGAGAAAAAATATGACAGAAGCGGAACTCAAAAAGATTTTTGAGAAAGCAGAAGCACGCGAGCGTCAGTTCCAAAAGATGGAAGACGCGCAAGACATTCACCATGATGACTTGCAGTGGTTCTCAGACCAACAGGGTCACAGGGACGCAAAGTAAATTGCACGGGGGGGCGGAAGCCTCCCCTTACTTTGTGCCGAGTCCCGCCACCAAGAATGTGGCGCGGGGCTCGCGGGAGGATGCAAGCAACGCGGGGCTCGCGGGCGCGGGCGCACGGGGATCGGCGATCCTGAAATGATCTCCAACCTGAACGGTGGCGTATATAAACCTAAACGAGTTATCCACATCCTGTGGACAACCCTGTGGAAAAGATTTCTTAAAAAAGACCGCACACTTTCGGGGGCTCAGTGCGTAATAGAGATACAACAACAAACAACCCGAAAGGAAACAACATGGAAAAGCAATACACAATGACACTCACAGCGAGCGAGGCGTTTTACATACATCTCGCGTTGGGTGGGCAGGTCATCAAAGACTGTGCGGAATCGTTAGAGACGACCGATCAGGAGCGTTCAGACACTCTTGGTGACCGTCTAGTAGTGGCACAAGACCTCGCAGGCAAGTTCGGTGGTCTCACCGACCTGATCATGAAGGAATACGAGAACAGCGTGGTGGCAGAGTTCGCAACCAACCTAGATCAAACAATTTCAGAAATCTTGAAATAGAGGTTGTTTTTTACCCACAAGTGGTATTAGACTATCTATCATAGATAGTTAGTCTGATAGCAAAGAAAGTAACCGTGTTACACCCCTCATATAGAGTGGTGGTTAAGAAGTTAGAAATATCCCTAAACATAGAAAGAAGCAAAAAACATGATTACAAATACAGCGAAGCAAGTGTTGGAAATGCGAGAAGCATTGGCAACAGCAGAGCAGAACCTCGCAAAAGCGGAAGCAAGTTTCAAGTTGGAACTCGCAAAAGCAGGCGTGGATTACGCAGTCGTAGACGGAACAAAAGTCGCAGTCGTTAAGGGCGAGCGTCCGAACTACAGCGTGGAAGCATTGAAGGATCTCGTGTCCGACAAAGTTTTCAAGACGGTTACGAAAGCAACCATTGACGGAAAGAAGTTCAAGTCGGCGGTTGAAGTTGGTGTCATCAAAGCAGATGTCGCAGACGCAGTAACCACGATCACCGCATACGAGCAAATCCGTGTTACCGAACTCAAGGGCGCAAAGTCCGACAGCAAGGCAACAGCAGAAGCGCAAGTAGCGTAACTAAACCCTGTTACACCCCCAATGTAATGTTGGGGGTGTAATAACCAAAGCAATAAAAATAAAAATACTAACCACCTAAAACGAAAGGCAATAAAATGTCAGTAGAACAAAAAACAATCCTTCCACAGTGTTGGCAGGATGTAGAAAACGCATTGAACGCAGGAGTAGATCGTCTTATCTTGTTCGGTCCCCCAGGGACAGGCAAGACATTCGCAGGTCTTAACTACGGCGATGTCACAGCAGGCGCATTCAGACTTATCTGCACAGAGGATATGTCCAACGCACAAGTTGAAGGTCACTACAAGATGAACGGCGAAGGCGGTTGGTCTTGGACAGACGGTAAAGCAGTATCGGCGTGGAAGGGTGACGGTTTGCGTGGCGGTCGTCTCGTAATTGACGAGATTGACAAAGCAGGCGCAGATGTGTTCGCAACACTTCTCGCATTCACTGACTCACCTGAATCAGCAAAGTGGGAATCACCTGACAACAATCGGACGATCACACCGAAAGACGGTTTCAGTGTCGTGATGACCACGAACATTGAGACTATGGAAGAACTACCTGAAGCGTTGAAAGATCGTTTCCCTGTAGCAATCCGTATAAACCAACCACACCCTGACGCACTCGTGAAGTTGTCGGCAGACTTGCGTGAATACGCAGTTCGCATGGCAGACGCAGGTGAGCGCAGAATCTCACTCCGCACCTTCTATGCGTTTGATCACCTACGCAAGACACTTGGTGACGCAGAGAGCGCACGCATGGTGTTTGGTAAGCAGGCAGAAAGTGTCCTAGACGCAATCGCGATCAACAAGGTCGCGGTCTAACAACCGTGTTACACCCCTGCCGTAAGGTGGGGGTGTAATCAAGTCTCCATAAGCAAGAGATATAAACCAACTAGACAAAAGGAAAAACAAAATGAAAACAGAAATTAGACCACTCCCCGAGATGTTGGGGCGTAAAGATAAAGACGCAGGCGAGTGGCGTGTAGATACTTGCGCACCTGTTCGTGGCAAACCGATGACCAATGTCGTAACGAAACACATGGTCGTCCCTGTCGGTGACGAGCAGATTGACCGAGTTATCCGTGCGCACGAAATGGCACACGCGAGGTTCTCACCTGCGGAAGATTTCCCAAAGTGGATAGCGCGTGGTATCGCAACTGAAAGCGCACTCACAGTCGTTGAAGAAGTTCGCGTTAATTTCCTGATCAAGAAAGCAGGATTTGATGTTGATCTTCTCGCAGACGGAAGTGAGAAAGCGTCAGGCGTTCGCATTGCAGAACAAGCGGATTGGACTCAAGCGGTTTATATTGCGGTTGGGTATTCAATCTGTGGTGGTGGTAAAGACTTCATCACAGGCGTAAGGCGTGTGAACCCTGCATGGGCGAAAACATTGCGCGAGATCATCAAGGCAGTTGAAAAAGAGTTTGTCAAGGCGTTCAAGACAGGCACACTCGGTTCTACTGAAGTAGACCCACGACACGGTTTAGCACCGTTTGGTTTTGCGCACACAGAGCGCATTGCAGAGTGGGTAGATCGTTTGGCAAACCCACCGCAAGAGGACGAGGACGAAACCGAAAAGGGTGACACCGAAAAGGGTGAAACCAAAGACGGTGAAGGAGAACCTAAAAAAGAAAAGAAAGACGGTGCAAAAGGTAACGGCGCAACCGATCAACCTGCGAAAGCAGATCCAAAGAAAGTTCGTCCAACGGACGCAGACAAAGGTAGCGGTGTTGTTCCGAGTTGGGGCAATCTAATCATCGGCACACTTCCACTTACTCGTAAAGCGCATGGCGGTCTCGGTCGCAAGCGAACAGCGTGCAACATGGGTCGCAACCCTCGCAGAATTGGCAATGCATTAGCAGACCCCGAGAAGCGAGTGTTTGACCGATACAAGAAAGGCAACGGCGGTATCGTCTTGATTGACGGTTCAGGTTCAATGTCATTCTCTCACAAAGATATTCTTGACATCACAGAAGCGTCAGCAGGTTGCACGGTTGCGGTTTATTCAGCAGACAGAAACAATGTCAAACCAAACCTTCTTATCATTGCGCAAAACGGAAAAATGGTAGACAAACTTCCTGAACGCAACGGCGGTAACGGCGTAGACGGCGAAGCAATTCGTTGGGCGATCAAGCAACGCAAGCGAGCGTCCACTCCGATCGTTTGGATTACTGACGGTCATGTTCACGGTCTTGGCAACAACGGACAATATGGTGGGTATCACGACATCTTGGCGCAGGATTGCATTAAAGAAGTCTTGAAGCACAAAGTGTTTATGGCACTCAATGTTGAACAAGGTCTCGCGGTCTTGAACCAACTCAAGGTCGGCAAGAAACCGACCAAGTGGTATCCAAGATGTTGGAACGAAACATATCAAAAATTAAACGGGAAACGATTAGGGTAAAACCTAATCGCTTCGGAATAACATATTGGTTATATGTTATTCTGTATTGCTAGAGGAAACGAAAGGACTTCTCCTTTCACCTTTCGGCTTCTCCGCAGAGGGCGCACTCGCAAGGGTGCGTCCTGCTGTGTTTATCGGAACTGTTTCATTACTCCTGCGTCCGCGTAACGGATGAAAGCAACACCTGCGGTCACGATCACCGCTTCACCAAACGACAAAGTATCCACACCCAACGCGAGCGCGACACGATAAACAACGAACGACATACCGCCGATACCGAGCGATACACCGAACAACCCAACAATAAACTTACTTAATTGTTTGCTCACTGTTTCTCGCTCCAATTCGTAATCGTAGAAATCATCTTCATCTTCTCTAAACAATTCATTCAAGTCTTCATCGGAAAGACTATGCGACCACTCGCTCATCTTCTTCCATGCGTCACGCTTGTTGTGATCGTGACCAAACTCGGGATTAGACATTTTGTAACTGCTTCAAGATCTGATGAACTCGTTGTCGCGACAAATTGTAACTATCTGCGATAACACCTACACGCTCACCGTCTTTATAACGCCGAGCAATATCTGTGTCTCGCTTCTTGTCGTAGCGTCTGCCAGGTTTTTGTTTGTCCCAATGCCACCCCACGAGCGTTTCAAGTTGTTCTTGTCGCGCGACTGATAGTTCCTTGAGACGATATTGCTGACGGTTGTAGGCGACCCATGCACCAACCGCGACATTCTTCCCCTGATAAACCTCAACCTGTGTTGCAGGGACAAGCGAAGTTCCTGTCCGATCTGCATACTGTTTTAGAGCCCCGAACCTGTATTGCCATCTGTCTGTGCGTGAAATTGTCATAACGCAGATAGTAGTCCCGCGAACAGTTGTTCGCTTGCAACAGTCCCGCGCGTGCGCGCGAGGGGGCGGGGCTGTAGCACGGGGTGCTACGGATACGCGGGGCTGTCTAGTTTGCAACGGTTGTTAGTTAGCATCAGTTGATTGTTATCTAACCTGAACGGTGGCGTATATAAACCTAAACGCGATCTTCGGGTTGGATCAACGATCTCGCGTAAAAGTTTTTGGGAAGATAGTTGCAATTTGTTTTGTGGTGTGTATATAATGATACTAGTAATAAATAAGCACCTACTAAAAATAACTCTGCAACACCCCTCAGATATATTGTGAGGGTAAGCAAATAAACATATCAACTACTAGACGAGGAGAAATAGAAATGCCAAATTATTGCACTAACCATCTGACCGTTACAGGCGACGCAAAAGAAATCAAGCGTTTCCATGAAGCGATCATCAAGAACGAAGATGGCGAACGAGAGAACTACAACCAATTCAGCATTCTTGACAACCTGTTACCAACACCGACCGAACTTCGTGAAACACCAAAAGGTTCTTTCGGCGAAGGTTCAGAAAAGCAAATCCAAATGGAAGCAATGCAGAAAGCGAACATTGAAAAGTTTGGTTCACCTGATTGGTATGAATGGAATTGCAAGAACTACGGTTCTAAATGGTCAGACTTTGATGGTGTGTTCGGTGCAATTACCGATAACGAAATCAACTTGACTTTCATGTCAGCATGGTCTCCGATCGGTCAGGGTATCTGTAATGTGTCCAAGCAGTTCCCGACACTTGACTTTGTTCTGTCATACGACGAGGGTGGTATGGCGTTCTGTGGTGGTTACGCATTCCGTAACGGCGAGATCATGGCAGACATTGAAGGCGAATACCCTTCAATGACTGAAGAGCAGTCAGAGAACGAAGAGTATGACGAGTTCTACGAACAAGTCTTGCAAGTCATCCAAGCGATTGAAAGTCAATGCAAAGAAGCGTTGGGAGTAAGCGTCTAAACAACCGTGTTACACCCTTACCCTATTATTTGGGGTAAGGGCAAACAGTCCGAATATCCATACTAAACAAACTACTAAGGAGAAAATATGTCAGTCATAAAAAACGAAATAAGCAGAAAGTATCCAAACTCAAATATGTTGTTTGAGTTGCACGCAGACTCGGCAGAAATCTATTTGATTGAAACCGAACCTGAAAGCATCATGTTCAACAAGTTCGTTCTAATTTGGGGCGACTATGTGGCGAACGGTTGGGAAGAAGAGTTTGATCTTCTCTCTACAGCGACAGCACGCATGGCGACTCTTCTTCATGTTCTTGAGCGTGAACCTGAAGGCGAAATCATTGGGTTGAAAGATGTCAATGAGTGGGCGACCACTTGGGCGACGATCGTTGAAACCAATACCGACATGATTGAAGGAGCGAAATAATGACGATCGTTAGTCACACAAAAGCAAAATGCGTGGAATGCGACAGAGTTTTCAACCTCATGGAAGAAGACGACGCGAACGAATGGTTCTACGGTCACGATTGCGAGGAGCAAAAATAATGGAAACACAAAGAGCAAAACGCAGACACCTACTCTTGACACAAGAAATCAAGGGAACACTGAAACCCCTATACAACAGCGAGAAGCATCCCGAAATGGAAGCGATCGCGCAAGTAAAGTTCTTCTCACCGTATTCCCAATGGACTTGGTATGCGATTGAGTTTGACGGCGAAGATACCTTTTGGGGTCTTGTGGACGGGTTTGAGATGGAATATGGATACTTCTCATACAGCGAACTAGAAGCAGTGACCGTCTTCGGCGGTGTCCCTGCGGTGGAACGCGACTGTCATTGGAGTCCTCGTCCTGTAAAAGAGATTGAGGCAGAAATCCTTAGTAGGGCGGTTCGGGTGTAACAACCCAACCGCCTCAGGTTGCAAAATGTTTTTGTAGCCGATATAATAAATACACCTACTAGAAATGGAGTAACAAAAATGGGCAAGTTCCTAATCAACATCCACGACGGCACGGTCTGTGATCTCGCAGGCACAGTGATCGTGGATACAGAAAAACTAGACGAAGCAGGTAAGGCACTTCTACAGGAGTGGAACGACGGTGGGAACGACGGAACAGCGTGTGAGATCGGCGAGAAATACGGTGTTGATCTAGACCGATACACCGACAACGATCTCACCTATGCGAACTCAATCGCATTCAGTGTGAAAGCGTTGCGCGAAGAAATCACCGATCGTTTAGATAGCGGTTACGCAAGCGACGAATACAAGTTCGCAAAAGAACTCACAGACGATCAACTAAACGAGTTGGGTCAATACATCCTCTCGTCCGATTACTTGTGGAATGTTTACAGCGAGGAACTCGTATCAGGTATCCGTAACTACGCAAGCGACATCATGGGGAGAAACATCTAATGCAAGACATCTACGAATACACCCAAACATCAGGAGGCATTCTCACAGTCGGACAACTAATCCGAGTGTTAGAAGGTCTTGATGCAAACACACAAATCGTTATCGGAGACCTAGACGGTTGGTATTACAACATAGACGGTTTCCACATTCCATCAGAAGATGGTTATTCAGCACTCACATTCAATCAGGGCAACCCTGTGAACTCACGACAATTCTAAGGAGAACAAAATGCATACATATCACCGAATAGCAGTAGAAGCAATGGACGAAGAGGACGCAAAAGGTAGAGCACTACAGTTCGCAGAAAATCAAGCATGGTCAGATTGGCATTCACTACCCGACAACGATCGTCTTGACGGCGTATCTGTCGCAACAAACTACAAAGCGAACCCTGAAAAGTTCAACGAACTTGTTGAAGAAGCGTTGGGGTGGACACAAGAAACGATTGACCAAACAGTCCGCAAGTATGGGGACATCACACTCAAGGAACTCTTGACCAACCCCAAATACGACTTCGGCGGGTTCTCGTCAAACAACGACCTCACACAAAACGAGAGAGACACTCAGTTAGAGAACTCCCTCGCGGTGTTCAGAGTCGGACAAGCGTTGCGTGTCAAGAACAGCGAATACGGCGCAGACATACACTTCTACGACTCACAAGAATACACACCCAACCCGAAATATCTACAAGACAGATGCGCGACCAACCCTGAAGAACAGTGGATCGTGATCGTGGACTACCACTTCTAAACAGAAGTGGCTTTATCCAAATTGAACGGTGGCGTATATGTCATCAGAAAGAATAAGACATGGACTTTGAAGACTTTTTAGAAGAAGACAACGACGATGTAATGATCCGTATGGAACATGAAGACGGAACTAAGGTCACATTCCTGACCGCACCTCCTGAGGTGTTCACAGTGAAAGACGAGTTGGAACCGTTGGTGTATGGGATCGGCGATAAAGATGTTTGCGTCGCATTCAACAGCGAACTCATAGAACGGATGATCGCAGAGTCAGTAGAGAAGAACGGAGAAACTTACGGCGCGCAAGCGTCAGCGTTTCTTCCAATAACTATGATCCTGAATGTCGGTTTGAAAGCAGTGAACAAATATATGGAGGACAACAGGTAATGGCAAAGTATCGCGTAACAACAATGGTGACAACAGATGTTGAAGCAGAAGACAGTATTGAAGCGATGTCTAACGCGGTATACAAAACGCGCATCATAATAGGCGACGATCCATACAGTCCGACGGGATCAGAACATCGCAACAGTTGGGTCACAGGCATCGCGATCAACAACGACGGGGAATACATGGTTTACGAACAAACCCCTATTCCAAACTGAACGGTGGCGGATATAAAATGAGAACCTGCAAATATTGTGGATGGGCAATAACCGATGTAAGATATAACAAGCAAGTCATATGGCAAGACCAATGGTTTGCAGAACAATGCGGGTGGGATGGCAACAACTCCCCACACGAACCTATAAAACTAAACCAACAAGAAACAAGGAGTAGGAAATGAAACCTTGGAACAAAATCCACGGCAAACAAATTGACATGGGCATCTGCCCGCGATGCGAAGGACTAATCCCATCAAACGCGCATCACAAACAATACATGGGTGCGATCTCGCGACTCACACGAGGACAAGACGCACATAAACCTATTGAAGTATGTTCCGACTGTGGAACAGAAGAAGGAATGCAAGAATACTTTGAAGGGTTCGCAACACCAATCAAAGACTGGCCGATCATGACCGATAAAGCAATCTTGCGACGATCAGAAGCGTTCAGCATCTTATTGGAATGGCAACAGAAACTTGACGATCTAGGAGACGACGATGGCGACGAAGAAGAACCGTTCTAAAAAGAAACCGAAGTTCCACAAACTGAACGGTGGCGGAAACAACGACCTCACGCGATCCATGCGTGACCACCCAACCTACAAAAAACCTGAACTCAAATTGGTTTAGGTTGAAGTAGGAAGCGGGCTACAACACTCAACCCGACGAAGAGTTCGTAGCCCCGCTTCACTACCACGACGAGTCTTTCAGATGGGGGTCTTCAGAGCCCCGCCGATAACTTTTATCCTAACAACAGTTATCAGCCCCGCAAGCATGCTTCCACATTTTGCGGGATAGCCCCGCCCCAACATGCGGGTTACCACCACATGTTGTGGTTACCCACGGGTACGCGGGACTGTCGGACACAATACGACGTTAATAGTGGTTTATTTTTGAAACGTGCGTGTGACGGGGCTGTTGGTCTGCTATCTTTTACCACTGCTACACGGGACTGCGACGAATAAAATAGTAAGCGCAGATAAGCATCTAACATGCACGGTGGCGTATACAACCTTTCGCGCGCGATCCATAATCAAATCTTAATCTGCGACTAGACAAAATCGCGGATCTTGTTTCGGCTGCACGAACGTCCGAAAAGGTTTGGTAAAGGTTCTCACACTCTCCAAAGTTTTTACCGATACAGGTTCTTTCCTCTTTGTTAAGAGCAACGTTGCTACCAATTACTTATTACCGGCCGGAAGTACTTGACCTTTTACTGAAAAGGGTGTAGAGTTCGTTTGATGATTACTTCAAAAAATGAAGAGTTGTTCCCCAACCCGAACGGTGGCGTAAACAACTTAGATAAACCTAAACGAAAAAGGAAATTGACTCAAGGCGACAAGGCTTCCAAAATCCATCCCGACATAATCCAAGAAATATGGGATTACTGGGTTGAAGCAATGCAATCCAAAAAGGCGATCCTAGACACCGATCGTGTCGTAAGTATCGGCTGGGCTGTCCACGACTACGGTGTAGACGCCTGCAAACAAGCCATAGATGCCTGCGCGAAATCACCTTTCCATATGGGATCCAACAAACAACAAGTCAAATATAACGGTATAGGTTTGATATTCCGCAACGCAGAAAAAGTGGAATACTTCCTACAACGATCCAACAAACGAGACGCAGGACAGGAATGGATAGATGAACAAGACTGAATGCCGAACCCTCGTAGACCTAGCCCACGCCATGTGGAGCAAAGAACAACCATTAGACCACGACGACCGCAAAATCACCTACCGTGCATGGTGGCTCATCCTTCAAGACTGCCCACTAAACGAACTAGAAACCATCCTAGTTAAACTAAACAAAACAGAACACTTCTTCCCAACCCCCGGCGAAATCTATTTAGAATGGAAACAAACCCAACCCGACGCAGAACCCACCGCCACACAAGCATGGAACACCTACTGCCACCTCCGAGACACCGTCAACTCAGGAACAGCACAACCCGATCAACACATCCCCGAAAAACTTAAACAAGTAATCCGAATAGTCGGACTCTCACTCTCCACAGGCGCAGACAGAGAACACTTCAAACAAACCTACAGCCAACATACAACACTAGGATAACATAATGCAACAATACATCTTCGGAATCCTCATAGGACTACCACACGGCATCCTCCTCGGACTATACATCGCCCAAAAAAATGCCAACCGCCCACCAGCCGGAAAGAAACACAAATGAAAAAACGACACGGACGCCCACCAACACGAGCACAAGCAAACACAAAAACAACCCTCACCATAAAAATTGACGCAAACTTAAAGAATTTGATGGTTGATCAGGCTGATGCTTATGATTTGTCTATTTCTGAGTATTTGGGTGTTTTGGTTGTGAGGGATTCTGGTGGGGTTGATGGGGTTTAGGTCTAGGCGTGCTCGTGATGGGGATTCGGTGTATGTGACTGTTCCTGTGCCGGGGTGGTTGAAGAATGAGTTGGTTGATTTGGCTGTGTTGAAGGAGTTGTCGTTTCAGAAACTTGTGGGTTTGTTGCTTGTGAATGGTGTTCGGGATGCTGAGGGTCGGGCTTTGTTGGAGGTTTCTGATCCTGTTGAGCCTTTGTCTGGGGTTGTGGCTTATTTGCGGGGTGAGCGGAGGCTAGAGCCTTGTGGTTTGCCGTCTTGTGATAAGAAGCCTGTTGAGGTTTTGGGGTCTACTTTTTGTGATGTGTGTGGGGTTTGTTTAAGATAGATCCCACATTTGGGAGATTGATGGGCGTTTTGGTTT